GTATCATCGGTTGCGTTAAGTTCCTTAAACGCATCGGTTGTGATGTTGTCTATTACGACATTTTTTACTTGATTCTGATTGAGATCAAGATGATGTAAAAAGTCTATTGCCATGATGTATTAATTTATATAAACCTTACCAGAGGTTAATGTGTTAAATGTTATTTTAATAATGTTCAAATTTACATATTCTACCGCCCCATACACAATATTTTCATAGTCATCAACGAGTGTAACCGTAGGCTTTTTGTTTAAACTATGTATAACCTCCCATTCTAACTTAGGAGTAGGAAATTTTTTTTCGTATGTTGCAAATGGGTTATATACTGGAATGTTTGTTATTTGATCCCAGTCTACAGAAGGAATATACTCTGTAATATCTACTGGTGTAATTTCTTCATTTGTATGAGTTCTTGGGACATCATTCCTAATGACATCCAACATATCTCTTAATATTTCTGTTGTGTCTTGACCTGTTTTTCTTTCAGACAATCTATCTTCAAAATGCTGAAAACTTGATACTACAAATTCATAATCTTTACTATATTTTGCATACAACGTATCATTATAGTTAACATAAGTATCCATTAAATTTCTTATAGTGTCTATAAATGATAAGAGTTCCGCCCTAGTTGGAGCCTTAAATACTTCTGTGGTTATTGTTTTATTTAATTTCACATCTACAGAAAACCAATCGTACTCTTTATGTTTGTGATTGCATACGACATCAACATATGTAGTATATGTAGAGTCTTGGTATTTTCCTTCCTGATCTTTCAAGTCAAAAGTCCTATCCTCCTCTGTAAGCCCTGTAGATATATAATTATCAATTTCAAGACCTGTACCATTAGAAGATTGAAAAGATCGTGTGACTGTTATTAAATCATAATTTGAGACTGTGTAGTCTTCTGTTGTATCTCTAACCTTTACGCTTGGAGTAAACTCATCTATCAAGTTTATACATGTTAAAGTTTTATAATCAAAACTAAAATCAATTTCTTTTGAACGTGTTGTAATATCTGAATCTGAACCTACTCTAAATAAATAATCTACCCTATAAATCCCTTCTGACGGTCTTCCATCAGACGAGGAAAGTGGTAATGTGTAATCCCATTTACTTTCAGGCGGCTTTGTAGGAACACTACTAAACACAATAGTCATATCTGGGTTATCCATGTCTGGCTCTCTAACAATTCCATCTGGTCTAGTAACTCTTACAAAAACATAAGCAGTCTGATTTTCACCCTCTACTGTGGCAATAGACGAATCTGTCACCTCTAGTTTTGGAATGGAAGTGATATTGAATTTTAATAGAAAATTTATAGATACTTCTATTGTATCATCTTTAAATGTGCTCATATTTTACGAAAAAAAAAGTCGGCCTCAGTACTAATTTCCCTTGGCCGACTTTCAAAACAAACCAACAACAAATTATTTAAGCAATTTTACGATTTCTTCGTAGACTAATTCCCCATTTTTGTTACTCAAAACAAAGTTGGTGAACCCTTGCAAATAACTTGTTTTAGATGATCTTGGTATCTGTACTATAGTCTCTCCTGTAGAAATCCATATAAATGAACTAGAAGCCTTATCAAACTTAATAATCTTCTTATCTATAGCAGCCTTACAGTTCGCTTGAATAGACTTATTTTTATCCTTACTTAATGTTATAAATTGTTGTGGATCTTTTTCAGCCATAATTTCTAACTCATCTCTAAGAATAGAAATATCTCTTTTTTCATCTTTATTTAATGCTGCAATAAATTCTCTTACCTCAGCAGCAGAAAGTTCAGCAGCGACATTCATAGCGTCCCTTCTTAAAGTTCTTTGTTTTCTGCTATCAGCAGCCTCTTTCTTAGGCTCTACTAATTTAAATAAAGGAACAATGCTTGTATCCCTATCAGGATTAGAAGCGTTATAGTTAGACAACATTAAATATTGAAAGATTTCTCTATCTCCTGTTTTATTGCCTCTTAATGCCATTAATCCTTTTTCCTGCTTCGTAAACTGTATAGTGCTAAATGTTGGTTTACCGCCAATGCCTACTGATGCTATAGATGCAATATCTACATAATCATCTAAATCTTTGTCGTAAACCCTGTCTACTTGAGGAATCATGTGAACAGAAGGCATAATCACTTTTCCAGGATTTTGCTTATCGTTTTTCACATTTAAATATTGAAACACTTTTACCTCATTTCTCTTTAATTGAGGCGGTGTTTTTACGTTATTGTATTCTTTTGTTTTAATCATAATTGTTGAAGTTTTATAAAAAAGAGGGGAGGGTTAACTCCCCCCTTCTTAGGATTATTAAAAGATTCTTAGAATCCTGTTACAAGTGCACAGTGTTCTTTTCCTAAAACTTCTAGACCCATAATAGCCTGGTAGTTTACGTCAAGAATTGAATCAGCACTAGTTGGAGTTGGAGCAAGTCCACCTGTCAAAGTTTCTCTGAAAGAGAAGTTGTTTCCATCTCCTTCTAAGTAACGTACTTGTAGGTAATCTTGTGATCCACCACCACCTGCGGTTTTAACTTGTCCAGTTGGTACAAGGTAAATCTCACCAGATCCTGTTACTGTAGAACCTAGTTCATTGTGATCTAAGATTGATAATTGCTTCTTGTTCCAAGTTCTTCCGTAAAGGCTAAACTTGTCAACACCTAAGTCAATATTCTTTCCATCTACTGAGAATCTAGCACCAGTTAAACCAGTTGAATTCAACCCATTCAATGCATTGTCAATAGCAATGTTAGCAGAAGTACCTAACCACATCCAGTAGTCTTTTGGTGCTCTTGCTTTGTTCAAAGCAGCAGTTAAAGTAGACAATGTTGCAAGAACATCAGTATCATGATCGTAAGGTGATCCAGAATTCAAAATACCACCATTCTTAAGTTCTTGCTTAAGACCGTTAGTAGTTTGTACTGCATTTCCACCAATTGACATGTCACCTACAGACGCTCCTGCGTAGAAGTCACCTGATCCTTGACCAAACATCAATGCATTAGAGATATCACCTCTAAAACGCTGTAATGCTTCGTAAGTACCTTTGTACATGAAGTAAGGCTTACCTTTATACTCAACAGTAATTTTAGACGCTTTTGCAACATCAGAAATTCTGTATTTGTTTTTAAAGATTTGCACTCGGTTAGACTGCTTAGTAAGACCATACTTGATTGGGTCTGGAGAACCAGATCCTTCACCTTGTGCATTCGAGAATACAACAAGTTTTGATCCTGCACCGTAATCAGCAGCAACTCCTGCACCATCTACTGGTGTAAAGTCGATATCACCATTAGATGCAATTGCTTTGATCAAATATACTTGACCAGAAGCACCCATCATAAGATCACCAACTCTTGCGTTACCAACAGCAACAGTTTCAATACCTGCTTGTGAGCCTGTACCAGTTCCTGCTGTTTTTACTTCAATTGAATTGTCCTTATACAACGCTTCATTTACAAATGCGTGGTATACTGGTTGGCTAGTAGGTTTTAATTTACCTAATGCCTGCATTACGTCAAGGAATCCTTCCTCTTCGTTTTGTACGTCTAAGACGCTTGATAAGATCTCTCTTCCTTGCACAAATGAGTGCTGTAGGAATGATAAAGAACTTATATAACTAGAATTTTCCATTTTTTAAATTTTAATTTTGTTTAACGAATAATTTTAACATCCGAGTCACCTCTACTCAGTGCACCAATTAATCCCTCTAAAGGACTAGATGGTGTTTTATATTGCTGTGTACTTTTTGTAGGTTTAGTTGGGTTTTTCAAATCCGAAACAACCTTTTCTTGACCTATTTCTTGACCATGTGCAATAAGAGATGAATCATAAACCTCAGGATCTGAAGCGTAAGCCAATACTCTGTACCATTTGTCAAAATCAACATTACCTTTGTCGTCTTTGAAAAGTGCAAAAAACTTATTGTTATCGACTGTCATAGCCTTTAACTCTTCAGGATTCTCCACTTCATAAGAAAACTTCTCATCATTATAATCTATTAAAATACGTTTGTTTTCTAAAACGTCTTTAGTAAAATCATTAGATGTAACGGTTTCTGTCCACTTCTCCATTTGGGCAGTATTGTCTACAGTTTCAGTTTCTTCAGTCTTTTCAATTTCAGGTTGAGTAAAGTTTTTTTGTTCGTCAACAAACTTATCCCTCAGTTTAGTCGCATCTGCTTTCAGAAGTTCCTTACCAAGTTCTACCTCTTCCTGATCATACTTATCCTCATCTAAAGAATACTTGTTAACTATGTCTCTATTATACAAACGCTCAATTGCTTTTGCAGATAGGGTAGGGTTTGCCTGTTCTAGTTCACGTCTCATGATTTGTTCGTCAGACATTTCCCCATAGTTAACTGAAGTTGCTTCTAAATAAGGTGTAAGCGATCCAGTTTTATTGTAATATTCGACTGCATTTTTAATGTAGTCATCTTTAAATTGAGTATCAGATGAATCTCTCATCCTTTTATACTCTTCAAAAAAGTCCTCTAATGTTTCTACTTTTCCACCTGTCAAGTCTTTTGATATACTATCTAGTTGATCAAATAACTCTACAGTGTCTTGTAGATTGCTTTCTGAAGTTTCCTCTACAGATTCTTCAGCAGTTTCTTCCTGAGCCGCAGGTTCTTCTGCTTTAGGCTCTTCTTTTACCTCTGTTTGCTCTTCGGAGGTATCTTCTACCTCTGTTTCTTTTGCTAAATCATCAGCAGCCTCTTTTAACGCTTCGTTTGGTTGTTCTTCTTCTTGTGAAGTTTCCACAGGTTGAGCCTCACCATTTTCGTCAACGACTTTGACTTCTGATAAATCGAATTCTTCTTCCATAATTGTTTGTGTTTTGTTTTAATTTATTTATTGCTGTTGAGGCATTCCTCCAGGTACTGGTGCTTCTTCTGGTTGCTCCTGCATACCCGCCATAAAAGCCTCTTTTGTTGGTAAATTGTCCATTAAACTTCTTTCGCTTGAACCTTGTTCTCTCATACCCGCTAACTCTAATTCAAACTGATATTTCTCTTTTTGCAGTTGAGACTGTAGTTCCGCTTTTAGTTTCTCCATCTGCATTTTAGCCTGCATTTCCATTTGCAAAGTTTGTTGCTTAGACTGTTCAGCAGATTGAGCAGATTGCATTTGAATCTGTCCGTTTTTCTCTTGCTGCTCCATTGCTTGCTGTTGAGCCTCTTCTCGCTTCTTTTTAATACGATATGCTAAAACTTGTTGAGCCTGTTTTAAATTTGTTATTTGCTCAATAAACACCGCATCTTCAAAGTCAACTTGACCTTGTGCAACACTTGCCTGTAATATCTGCATAAGTCTGGCTTTTTGTTCTTCTGTAGGCCTATCCTCTATCTTTACACCAAACTCATGTTTAGAGACAGTTTCGGTCATTTTGAAAAACTCCATTGTGTTTTTACCTAAAGATCTTATATAACCTTCTATAGGTCTTTTCTTTACTGAATCTTGCAGCCTAACTATAACCGCTGAGGCAAGTCTTTCTAACAATCTTCTTTCTCCTTGTTCTATATGTGCCAATGCATTATTAGTTGCTTGGGCAGCCAATTTAGCAGTAGTTGTCAATGATCTTGCGTCTGGAGTAGATCCATCTGTAAACTCATTTAAACCTGTTATCTGCCTAATCATTTCAATATTATTTTGAATGACCTGGTAGTAAGTCATAGCGTCTCGACCTAGTCCGTTTTCTAATTCTTCAATAGGCTTATAATTGGTTGGTTTACCTCCTATATCGTTTTTTCTATATACAAGGGTACCTGTCTTATTGAATAAATCGATAACATCCATAGGCTTCATTTGCTGACCTCCTGCTCCTAGTGGGATATCCTCTAAGGCACCAAGTTCAATCATAATACCTTTTGGACGTGCTTGGTTTATTGTGTTTTGTAGCCTATACCATGATATTTGTATTTGATCAGCAATTGGAATTAATTGTTCCATTATGCCTAATGGCTTCATGTTATGAAAATCTGGAGCAAACAAATGGTAAGATAAATCTGTATCCATTAAATTTGATTTAACTCTCTTCATATCAGAACATAAACCGTAATCAAAACAATACTCAGAATCAACTATCCAAGATATTTTATATACTGTTTTAAAAGATGATCTGATAAATTTCTTTTTTTTCTTGTTATAACTATTATAACCTGCTCTACCAAACCTCTTGTTACCTCTTCTATCTGTTCTAGACTCATGAACCATTTGGTCTACTGAGAAAAATTCTATATCTAAAACTAATATTTTTCTGTCATCATAATGCTTGTAATGTTTCTTGTTACTTGGAAACATTTTAGTGTCTCCTTGTCTACCAGAAAACCTGTCTGCAATATCTTGATATTCTTTTTCGTTAAATTGATTTCCCGCTCTTTGCTTTAAATCTGAAATAGACATCTCAGTAATTTCTCCAACATGTATTTTATCAGTAAAATCTCTTTTATTACAATGTGATACTAATAACTTGCCTGGATTTATTACTCTTATTTTAACTGCTCCGTTACTATCTATATATTCTTTGTAACCCGCTACACCAAAATCAAACAAACACTCATTTATTTGCTTACGCTTTTCTTCCATATCATTTGTATGAAAGATGAGGTCAATTCCTTGCTCCATTTCAATTGACGCATTATGCTTATATGTGTAGGCCATATGCATATCTAACTCCTCATCATTGCGAGGCTCCTTAGGTTTGGCCTTTAAAGCACTAAAGTTTTCCATGCCAGGCATGGTTTTAGCAGCCATGTTTCTCAAATCCATTTTAGCCTTTGTATTTTTATAATACATTTCTATATCAGACTGAGCCAATGAATCTATTGGTGTGGCTGTAATATTATATTCTGTTTTACTAAGTTTTCCTAATGCAATTCGTCTAAATTTTGGAACTATTGGTAAAACAGTCCAGTCTATAGCAAACCAACTTTCGTTATCCGCTTCATCAACATTTAACAATGATTTATATTTGTTAATAGATTGATTTCCTTGTGCGTAGTCTTTTACCTTAGCATATGTACCTCTATTATTATGAAATGATTGGGTTCCATGTTGTGTATAATCTGACCACGCTGCTTTAGCGTATGACAAACACCAATCCTTACCCTTTTGAGAAGGGTCAATATTATGGTTTGGATAGTTTGCTTTTTCTGTGTGTTTTATCATCCTACCTTAAACTTTTTAAACATATTTTTTGCTTCTACTAAATTTCCTTTTGTCAGGTAATTTTTTAAAAGTATATTTTTATCTGCTATAAGTGTATATCCTGCTGCCATTGCCGCATCAAATTTTGTTGTTTTACTTATATCAAATTCTAACCAGTCTTTTAACAGTTCTGGAAAGCAAACCTTATCTACATTTGTTTCTATATAGTCTTCAGTTACTTCTGCAATTTGCTGATGTGTCTTCACAGATCCACTCATCCCAGGTTTAGCACTACCAGGTAAATACATTAATAAGGCAGAATAACCCCGATCTTCAAAATAATTTTTTATACCTATTTTGTTATCTTCAAAAAGAAGATCACATGAATAATAGTGACAGCACTTTAAAACATCTTCGTAAAATTGTCTTGCGGTACTTGGTCGGTAAATATATTCAACTATGAATGAACTGTCATAAAAATTTGATACTGAGTTGTGTTTCTTGTATACATAGAACGCTCCGTTAGACCTTCTTTGGTCTACAGTACTGTCATGATCATATGGGTCACACCCCATTGTAAACTCACCTTTTTTTGTTGGATAATAATTTTTACCCCTTTTTATAACATTATTAGCATCCTTAAAATCATCAAACAAATATGATACCTTAAATCTTCCGTTTGACATTGGCTTAAATTCTACATGACCTGTTTCTCTGTCACCTACCCATTCAAAATTACCCTGTGTATATAAATTTTCATTCCAGGATACACGATCTATTTGATCGTTTAATTTCATTGCGTTAAATAAAGATCTCTCTCCATCTATTCTAAAAGCCTCTTCAATAGTGAACGGATTCCTCCTAATAATACTAGACATAGCACGATCATCATTGACAAGATTTGCACGTTCAGCCAGATAATACTCCTTAGCACGTTGCTCATCTGCATGACCATACTTGTCAAAGTATAAGGTTTTGTATGCGGGAGTAAAGAATCGAAATAATCCACTGGGAGTTCTACCATGTACATTTCTATCCTCCTGATTACTAGAGTTCCATAACCTTTTAAACTGCTCACCACCTGATTCCATTTCCTAAACAG